GGCCGACGCGGTTATCGCGAAGTCCGACGCCCTGGCCGCATGGGGTAGCGCCGTCACGGCGGTGAGCGACGCCAAGGGTGCATGGGGCGGCACGGAGGCGAGCATCCTGGCCGCGACCGGCCTTGATACCGTGGCTACGACCGAGCCTGCGGGCCTCGCCAGCACGTTCCGCGAGATGGTCGTGCAGACCTTCAGGTGGTGCTTTGGCAAGAGCAAAATGACCGGGAGCGACTGGGAGTTTTATAAGGAGGATGGCAGCACGGCGGCGGTCACGGTGACGTTGAGCAGCGACTCTGGTTCGCAGACTAAGGGCGAGGGCGCGTAGCGTGAGAATCTTTGGCGGCGGCGACGTATCGTTCAACAATAAACGGGCTGGTTGGATGACGCCGCCGTTCACCATTGAATGGGACGTCACTGTGGTGCCTTCTGTTCCGGACGAGAACCTGGTCAGCATGACCGCCAGGATGGATAGCACCAGCGCGACCACGAGGCTCGGCGCGGTGACGGCCACGGCCGGGGTGGACGGGGTAGGGATGACGGTGAGGTTGCGACAATGAGCATAGCCTTGCAGGTTAAAAAGGGCGACACACGCGACTGGCGGTTCGTGATTTCCGACAGCGCAGGAACGGCCTTGGACCTGACCAGCGCGACGGTGGAGTTTCGGGTCCGCAAGCATGAGTGGGGGGCGGATAACTTGTTCCCCCGCGTGTCCGGCACGGGCGGGACGAACAGCGATTATATCTCTATCAGCGACGCCAGCGGTGGTATAGTCCGGGTGACGCCGCGGGCCACCGACTGGGCGGACGTGAGCGACAGCGGGGTCTACGTGGCCGAGTTCAAGATCACGGATAGCGCCGCCGACATCATGTTCGTCCGCGACGTAGAGGTCGATTTCCAGGAGGCCCTCTGGTAAGCCAATGGCACTCGACAAAGACAGAGCGATTGTGACCTTGCAAGACGCCAAGCGGCACCTCAACGTCGCTAGCACCAGCACGGCTGACGACCGGCTGATCGACGCATGCACCTTGCAGGCCAGCATGATCGTCAGCAAGGCGGTCGGGACGAACGTGGTCTGGCAGACTTACCTGCAAGAGCAGCACGAGGGGCACGGCGGCGAGACGCTGATGTTGAATAACTGGCCGGTGACGGACGTGATGCGGGTGGCCGTCGGCAAGGACGACGTGATACGGGTGACCTATGGAGGCAGCGGGGCGCTGGCCACTGTGCGGGTGAACGACAGCGAGATCGTCATGCGGCACCTAGTCAGCGGGGCCTGGTCGGACGTGGCCCTGCCCCTGAGCGACTACGCCAGTGTGACAGCCCTGGCTGCCGGGGTCAGTGGGGTGACCGGATGGACCGGCGCGGTGACCGGCGACTTCGGCGGCTGGCCAGCGACGGACCTCATGCCTTCGCCCGCGCAGACGGCCACCGGCGAGAGCATCGACCTCAGCGTGCCGGGCGAGTGCGAGACGGATTACGAGATCATGGACGCGGACAGCGGCATGCTCTACAGCGCCTACGGGTGGAGCCAGTGGGGCTGGGAGCGGGGCAGGATGAACATCATTGTTGACTACAAGGCGGGTTGGCGGCGGGAGAACATCCCTGCCCCGTTGCAGGCGGCTTGTCTAGAGGCGGTGGCCGAGCTTTATCGTTACAGCCGCCGCGACCCGACGCTCCAAAGCGAAAGCCTTGGCGACTACTCGTGGACCGCCAAGGCAGCGAACGAGATAGGCGCGCCGCTATTTAAGAGAGTGGAGGCGCTAGTTACCCCTTACCGCCGTCTGCTGTTGGGAGGTATATCGTGAACGGACAGCCGATAGTCGTGCGCAGCCAAGTGTATGAGATAATTTTGCGGGTCCGGGGCGGGGACGACGTGAGGATCGCTTTGGACGAGGAGGCCGCGGGGAAGGCTTATGAGATCGTGGTCAGGGTTCCGGTGGACGCCCCGGTGGGTGTCACCTATCACACGCATGCGATAGTAAAATGACCGTCGCGAGCCTTTGTAACAAGACCGCCGCCGTGACCTACAACGCTTACACGAGCGATGCCTTCGGCACGGCCACGGCGACCAGCACCTCCCGATATACGGCCCTGCCCTGCCGGTTGCAGCCGATGAGCGGGAACATGCGGATGATGTATGCCCGCGAGCGCGTGGAGGTATCGCATAGGCTTTACTGGCCGGCGGACTATACGGCGGTGGCAGAGCAAGATATAGTGACGGTAGACAGCGTAGCCTACGAGGTGCGGTTCGTCCGTAACCCTGACCTGGCCGACAGCCACTACGAGGCCGATCTGCGGCGGCTGAAGGGGGCGGTATGACGCTCGTTTGGCACGGGAATAAAGTTCAAGGCAAGTTGCGGGATGGAACCCGCGCGGCCCTGACCGACGTGGTACTGGCGGTTGAGCGGTATGTGAAGGGGTCTATGAAGGAGGGAGGTAGGACCGAAAGCGGTGCTGTTGGACAGGGCGAGAAGGTTTACAAGATCAATACTTTTCGCAGCAAGCCGGGTGAGGTACCGCGGGTACAGTTTGGCACACTAAAACGCAGCATAATGCATGAACTACATCCGACTCTGCCCATCGCTCGCGTAGGCACGAACGTGGTCTACGGCAGGTCGCTGGAGATGGGCACGAAGAAGGTCGCGGCCCGTCCGTTCATGCGGCCGGCGATGATGGCGATGAAGGCTTACGCTGCCAAGCGGTTTCGTAGCGTGTTGAAGGGTAAGACGATATGAGCGCAGAACTCCAGCGAGCTATCGTCCGCACGGCGAAGAGTGACAGTACGCTCAACACAGCAATCAGCAGCCGCATCTACTACGCCGAGGCCCAGGCGGACACGATGCCCTATGTCGTGTTTAACGTGGTAGGGTCTACGCGGATGAAGACGTTCGACAGCGACGCGTGCTGGGACGACGCGATGGTGCAGTTCTCCATCTACGACGACCGGAAGGGCGTTGAGACTGTAGAAACGATTTACGACGCCCTCGTGGGCGCGTTCGACCGCACGGCGATGACCTTCGCCGGCGGCAAGGCCCAGGTGGGCTGCCAGCTGGAGTCGCATACCGGCCCCCGCTGGGAAGAGGATTGTTGGGTCGTAACGGCCGACTTTTTGATCGGCGTAAACTAGGAGGCCAGAAAATGGCTGAGCTGAGAGGTTATGAGGGCCACGTCGATCTGGCCACCCTGATCGACAGCGACGCGGGCTGGGGCACCCACTCGTGGAGCGTGGATGTGGGCGCGGAGACGCACGACACCACGAGCTTCGATTCTACTGGCTGGAAGAAGTTCCTGGCCGGGCTGAAGTCGTGGACGGCGACCGTGGAGCTTTACACCGGCAGCGATGCCACCTACCGCATCGCCCCCAGCGACCTGGGCACCGAGTATGTCGGCCGGTTTTACTTCGACGGCACCGACAAGGTGGGCTTGACGGGCAAGTGCCTGCTGAGCGGCTGGAGCCCGGCCGTCAGTGTGGACGGCGTTCAAACGCAGTCGTTGAGCCTGCAGGGCAGCAGCGACCTGACTAACTTCTGAGCCCTGCTAGGAGGTGACGGATGGCGCGGCTCCAGGGTTATCTTGGCGCGTTTTACATTTACAGTGACGTGAACTCTAGCGACGCGGAATCTGTCGGTGCAGGCGACGGGTCTGAGACTGAGTTTAAGACCACCAACGATAACGTATCGACCTCCGACTTTCACGTTCACCTCAGTGATGAGGGATCTGACGTGATCCGCTACTGGCCGCGCGACTTTAGCTTGACGCCAGGCGGCAGGATTAGCATGGTGGTCGCCCCGTCCGACGCTGCCAACGTGATCGCTGACTACCTCTACAGTACCGGACTGTTCCCGGCTGGTGGGTTCACGAGTTGGACCGCGGACGTGACGGCCGAGACGCTGGACGCTACGTCGTTCAACAACACCGGCTGGAAGAAGTTCGTTGGCGGGCTGAACAGCTGGACCGGCAGTGCCGAGCGGCATTGGCTAGAGGGCAGCGACGTGTTCGGCTACCTTGGCAAGCAGGTGGTGGTGCGAATGTATCAGTACGAAGACGAGAGCGACTATTACACGGGCTGGGCGATCCTGAGCGGCATCAGCGTGAACACGCCGGTAGACGCTTTGATCGACCAGTCGCTAACGTTTACGGGGGTTGACCGCCTGGCCCGCAGTGACTAGCGGGTGGCATAAGGAGGAGAGGTTAGGATGGCTGATAGCATTGCGAACGCGGCGGGCACCGGCGTGACGGTGACCATCAGGGGCAAGGCATATAAGGTTGTGCCCCTGTCCGTGCGGGACGTGGCTGAGTTCGAGAGCCACGTTCGCAGCAAGAGGATGAAGGCCGCCATGCCGGCCGTGGCGGAAATGGAAAGGTCGGAGCGGCTGGACCTGCTGCGCATTTTGGCCAGCACCCCGCCGACCTCGCTTGAGGTCACCGAGGAGATGCAAAGCATTGAGGGCGTGGCGTTCCTGCTCTGGCGGTCGTTGCGGAAGACCGCCCCCTCGCTGACCTTGGAGCAGGCGGGCGACCTGGTGGACATGAACAACGTGGAAGAGGTCTCTACGGTCATCCAGGCCGTGAGCGGGACGGACGAGGGAAACCCTCCGGCGCAGGGGGCGACCGGGGCGAGTGGTTCCGGTGGGACTATCTGATAAGCCTAGTCTGCCACTTCTACGGCATGAGCCATGAGGAGATGCTGGA